AATAAAAAATGGCACAACGTGAAGTAAAATATGAGAGCCCAGCACACAAAATCTTTGCAGGCAAAGGTGAGTACAAAGAAAATGATGTTATAGCGATAGCATTTGAGTCAAGAAACCACGGCACTCTGCATCGTTTCTACACTTTAGGCAGTGTTGTTGGATACGCAATCGATAATTGTAACTGCCCATTTGAGTCAGTTGAAAGAGCAAAAGAGCGTGGTCATAAAATTCACTGGGCAAACCAAAACTCTGTCATGATTACTAGCCACGCACGTCCGCAGGAATATTCATTCATGCAAGAGCATGGCGACCACATAAAATTCCACGGCAAAAATTTCGAGATTGTTTCAACACCGAATGACAACATCTCTCTTAAATTAGTATAATCATCGGGGAGCTTCGGCTCCCCTGCCAACTCTTTAGAAAGGAACTTAAATGGCACAATCTGTTAAATGGCTTACCTCCGAGGAAACTGGGGAGCTTCGTTACAATCGCCTCACTGATGGTCAGGACTATCCTATGATCACGCATCAATATGTTGTTCATGTTGAGCTGAATGGTAATTGCGAAAATCCTAAGCGTTTTCAGGAGATCGATGCTGACGATATTTCTCATGCTTTTACTCTCGCCAAGCAGTGGGTCATGGTGCATAATGCGACGAGTGCTGCAATTCGTAAAGTTAAGCGTGATGGTAATTTAGGTGAACCAGACATTTACGACCAAATGGACTTCATGGAGGAAGACCAATGAGTGGGGCAACAGCTGACGAGTTTAAGAAGTGGGAAGGTATTGCCAAGAAGTGCACTATCTCCGAGCTGAACTTTATCATCAAAGATTGTAGGGAAGCTCAGTCGGTGATGCATGGTTGGAATCCTGAGAAAGAGAACTATTACTCTGACCAGAGAATGACGTTCTCGGATGAGTTGCGGAGGAGGTTGAAGTGATGGAGGACTATAAAGAGAAACTTAGAGTTCTGAATAACGCAGCATGGCTGGCGGTTCGGTCTTGTCCTTATGAGTATTCGAATCCAGAAAAGCTGGCTTTGATTCGCATCGCCGGAACAGTCGACGATATTATTGATGGTTTTCCAAAAGGAGACAGCAATGATAAAAGCAATTCTTAATTCCGTTTTGATAACAACCATGGTTTTAGTTGTATCTTTGTCTTTAACATTCGTTATAATAAACCTATTCCTCGGTTGTGAGACTTGGGACAGGGAACTTTGGACAGCTTATAACTCCTGCATAATGCCAATGGAGATGATAGGACTTAGATGATTGCCCAGAGAACGACATGTTTATACTGCTTCTCCCCCAACTAGAACCCTGCAGAAATGTGGGGTTTCTTTTTGCCCAGATATAGGTTACAGTTAATTCTCAGTTGACCACTGCAAACAAAGGTTTTTAGGAGATTAATCTGGTGTCAGGAAAAGGCAAAAAAGTACAGGTTCAAAGACCAGTTAATAATGGTCGGAAAGTTGAGCCCGAAAAGTGGGATGGAAAGTTCAAGTCTGTTGAGCCACTAAAGAACCAGAAGCCTCCAGAACATCGTCAAACCAGATATAAAAAATGGAACCATCCAGCCACAATCAATTGGATTATGGGGCAAGCTGACCCTGTGGGATTTCTTGCTTCGGTTATGCATGGCAAAGAAATGTTTAATGTTTACACTCAAGACCAAGACGGCACAGTTCAAAACATCGGAAAGGTTGGTGCCGATCCGGAACTGAGAGTCATGGCAGCAAAGACTTTACTGGGCAAATGCGTGCCTGATTTAAAGGCTGTTGAAATAACAGCACAAATAGAAGAACGAAAGGTGCTTGACATAAGCAGATTGACCGATAATGACCTCACCACAATTGAACGAGTTCTTGAACACGCTGTCATTGAAGGAAGTCCGAGCGGAGAAGATGAGGAGATCGCTGAAGGAGTTTACCAAGAGCTCTTGGCAAGCGATTGAACCAGGACGAGACTTCCACGACAACTGGCACATAGACGCAATATCCGATCATCTGCAGGCAGTTGTTGAGGGAGATATTAAACGTCTAATAATTAATATTCCTCCTCGGCATATGAAATCTATATCGGTGGCAGTTGCTTTACCAGCATGGACGTGGACTATCCAGCCAAGCAAAAAATTTCTCTACGCATCTTATGCTGGCTCTCTTTCCATTAGAGACTCGGTTAAGTGTAGAAGGCTCATTGATTCTCGTTGGTATAAAGAGCATTTCGGGGAATCATTTAAGCTGACTGGTGACCAGAATCAAAAGCAAAGATTCGAGAACGACAAGACTGGTGCAAGGATCGCCACCTCGGTTGATGGTGCATTAACAGGGGAAGGTGGTGACATAATAGTCATCGATGACCCACACAATGTTCGGGAAAGTGAGTCGTCAGCTGTTAGGGATGGTGTTCTTGAGTGGTGGGATCAGGCTATGCAAACTCGCCTTAATGATCCTAAGACTGGTGCATTTATTATTATCATGCAGCGAGTACACGAAAGAGACCTGACTGGCCACATATTAGCCAACGAAATGGATGGCGAGTGGGATCACTTATGCATTCCTGCACGTTATGAGATTGGTCACCCCACACCAACCAAATCCCGTTTAGGCTTCACCGACCCAAGAACCAAAGAGGGCGATCTGCTTTGGCCAGAAAGGATCGATGTTAAAACATTAGACAATCTAGAAAGATCGCTCGGAAGTTATGCCTCCGCAGGACAACTACAACAGCGACCAATGCCCAAAGGTGGTGGTATTCTAAAACGTGAGTGGTGGGTGCCATGGGAAAACTCTGAGCTTCCGGACATTGAGTATGTGTTGCAGTCTTGGGACACAGCATTTAGCACAAAAGAAAAGTCATCTTATTCAGCTCGCACAACATGGGGAGTTTTCCGCAAAGATGGTCAAATTAATGCAATGGTCTTAGAAATGTGGTATGATCGTGTTAGTTATCCTGAGCTCCGAAAGCTCGCTCAAGAAGCATATTATGACTGGGAGCCTGACGCAGTATTGATAGAAAAGAAAGCATCTGGCCAATCCCTGCTGCAAGATTTACGCATGGCAGGTGTGCCTGTTTTAGAGTATATGCCCGACAGAGACAAAGAGGCTCGTGCTCATGCATCATCGGCTCTCTTAGAAGATGGAAGAATTTACTATCCTTCTGATAAAAAATGGGCTAAGAATTTAATTGATATTTGTGCATCTTTTCCTGCAACCGACAATGATGATATTGTCGACACTTGCACACAGGCATGGTTAAGGTTGCGAAAAGGCTGGTTTGTAACGCACTCTAATGATTTAGATGGCGACGAATATGAGGACAAAAGAAGGATAACATTGTATGGCTAGAGAACCAGTTGCGATTCAACAACAGTTAATCCCCTTCGCAGAGTCTGCTCCTGCGGATGATTTGCAAGTTGAAACAATTGGCGATGATGTTTTAATCGGAGACCCAGAGCTAGACAATATCCCAGAAATAGACAGCACCTTTGGCCAGAACTTAGCTGAGGACATGTCCGATAAAGAGCTTAATGCATCTGCATCTGAGCTTATTAGCTATTACAATAATGATCGTGAGGCTCGTTCCGAGTGGGAAGAGCGATACAAAAAAGGTCTACAAACTCTAGATCCAGATGGTGGCATGGATGAGTCTGAGGATGAGCGTGCTACTCGTGGTCTATCTATAGTTGTTCACCCGATGATTGCTGAGGCTGCAACACAGTTTAATGCCAAAGCCATTGCCGAGCTTTATCCTAGTGGTGGTCCAGTTAAGACAGTTATCGTTGGTGACCCAAGCGAAGAACTTGAAGAACAAGGTCGCAGAGTTCGTGAATACATGAACTATCAGATAACTCAGGAGATGCCTGAGTATTTCCCTGACCTCGACCAGATGCTTTTCCATTTACCATTAGTTGGCCAGACGTTTAAAAAGGTTTGGTGGGACAGCAATATGGATCGCCAGTGTTCCCAGTTTGTTAAGGCTGAGGACTTCGTTGTCGCTCCGGAAAGTAAAGACCTATACACCTCTCCTCGTTATACGCATGTTATTCGCATGCCTAAAAACGACTACAATCGCTATGTTCAGTCTGGCTATTACTTGCCCAGCAATGACCAAGGTGGTGATCTAGATCCATCAGGCGATACCATTGGCGAGATAGAAGGTGTTGACCAGTATGCCGACGATGTGCAAGACAATGTAATGACTCTTTTAGAGATGCATGTTTACCACAATTTCGAAGACGAAGATGACGATGACGAGAATGCAGTTGCTATTCCTTATGTTGTCACAGTAGACTATGACAATGAAAATGTTGTAAGCATTCGTCGCAACTGGAAAGAAGAAGATGAGCGAAAGCTGCGTAGGGATTGGTTTGTATCTTATAAGTTCCTTCCTGGATTGGGCTTTTATGGCTTTGGGTTATATCACCTCATTGGTGGCTTGGGTAAAGCAGCAACTGGATCCTTACGAGCTCTCTTAGACTCCGCTGCATTTAGCAATATGCAAGGTGGCTTTAAGTTAAGAGGCAGAGTTTCAGGTGGCGAGGTTCAGGTAAATCCTGGAGAGTTCGTTGACCTAGACGCAACAGTTGACGATGTTAACAAAGCAATCATGCCATTGCCGTTTAAAGAACCAAGCCAGTCTTTGTTCAGTTTGCTCGGTTATATTGTAGAAGCAGGTCAGCGATTTGCTAGCACTGCGGACTTGAATGTTGGGGATGTGAATCCCAATGCACCTGTGGGCTCTACAGTCGCACTTATTGAGCAAGGCAGCAAAGCCTTTTCAGCGATTCACAAAAGGTTGCATTATGCCCAAGGTCAAGAGTTCAAGCTCCTAGCAGACTTGAATGCTGAGAACCTTCCGGAGCAGTTTACATTTTCGTTGATAGGTGGTGATGCGGAAGTGTTCGCTGCTGACTTTAATGAACGCATTGATATTATCCCAGTCAGTGACCCCAACATATTCTCTACTGCCCAAAGAATCGCTCAGGCTCAGGCTGTTTTACAGATGGCTCAGTCAGCTCCTGAGATGCATGATATGTATGCTGCTTACAAGCGTATGTACGAAGCGATTCGAATTCCGAATATTGACGAGATATTAGTCAAGCCTGAAGATGCACCGATGCTAGATCCGATTGACGAGAATATGTCAATTATGTATGGTAAGCCAATCAAAGCATTCATCGAGCAAGACCACGACTCCCACATCGCAGTTCACATGCAGTTTTTACAAGACCCATCGCTCGCTGGTAATCCTGGAGCTGCAGGAATGCAACCTATATTGGTCGCCCATGTTGCTGAACACATTGCGTTGCTTTATAGAACCCGAATGGAAGCCAGCATTGGTGTACCATTACCAACTATCCCAGACCTGAGAAACAAAGACTTCCAGTTTGAGGATATAAACCCAGAGCTTGACAGGTTAATTAGTCAGCGTGCTGCTCAGGTAGTTCAAGAAGCTCCCCAGATGAAAGCAATTGCAGCGATACAACCTAAAGGCCAACAAGAGAACCCATTACAATATGCACAACAACTCGCTCAACTCGAAGCTGAATCACTCAAAGCTAGGACGGAGTCCCAAATCGCTTCTGACCAAGCTAAAGCACGCTCCTCAATCGAAATTAAAAAAGCTGAAGCCCAGCAAAAAATGGAAATAGATGCAGCCAAAGCTCAGGCAGATCTACAGGCTAAAGTCATGAAGCTAGAAACCGAGCTACAGCTAGAGCGAGAAAAGAACCAAGCCAAAATACAAATAGAGGCAATGAAAGATGGATGAAATTTTAGCATCTATTAGACCAATAAATCCAGCTGCTTTCGGTGGATTGCCTCAAGGCCAAGCTCCTCAACAAGGCAACCAACAATTCGACGCAAACCAATACCTGATGCAAAAAGTGATGCAGATTCGCCAGAGAATGAGTCAAGGAGACTTAGGTGCTTTGGGTAATGTAATGGCAGCAATGCCAACACCGCAACAACAAGGAGCACCAGTAGCATGAAATATGGAGCTTTAGATTCTCTCCCCAGACAAACAACTATTGGTGGTCAGCCACATATGTTGGCATATATTAATCCTGAAGAGGAAGGTATGATTCAGAACTACAGAGGTAACATGCCTCCTGTTGCTGGTCCTGATGGTGTCCCTGCTTACTTCTTTCATTCAAGTTGGGGTGGAAGCAAATCAACATCTTCTACCTCTAGCAATAACGATAAAGACGACAAGCCAGGATTCTTTGAGTCTATTGGGAATTCAATATCAAGCGTTGCAACTGCTGTAACTAATACGTTCAGCGGTGGTGGTAGTGATGGTGTTGGCAATTTCGGAACAGTCGGAGACATATTGGGAAGCATTGGCGACGATCTAGGAATAACAGATTACGGAACTAATGACCCTAAACCTACAACAACTGGGACGAAAGGTGGAAATACAACAGCTGCTAAAGTATTTTACGACACTGGTGGTGGTTCTCACTCAACGCAAGCTGCTGCGGATGCTGCTAGTGCTGCTTTAGCACCTAAATTCTACGATGCTTTTGGCAATGCATATGCCACAAGAGCTGAAGCAATAAACGCTGACGAGGTTGCTGAGTTGTCTGGGACTCTTGCCAACACAGCCGTTATGGGTCCATATGACGAAGGTGGTTATTTTGATGCTATGGGCAACGAGTATGGTTCGGCAGCAGCAGCAGCTGCCGCAGACATAGAAGCTTCAGCTTTGTCAAAAGCTGCATCAGGTTCTCAAGAAGTTAGCGATTACATCGACAAGTTCGGAATGACTGGTTTAGAGGATAGATTCTTGGTTGGTAGAATTAACCCAGCGACAGGAAAACCTTACGAGGCTCGTGACACAAATATTGTTAATCCTTTAGATGCAGACACCATTCCTTTTGCTGGTTCTCAAAATACTTATACAGACGATGAGATACAGTATTTCGGCGGTGACCCTTACTCTTCCACAGTTGACGGTGTTTCACTTAATGATCCATTTGATGACCCTAGAACAGAAGTTGTTGAGACTGAAGAAGATTACAATGGTACGGCTCCAGTTGATGAAGACATAGTTGGTGTCCCTATGGATATTGAGACTGATTCCGGACCAAGCTATCGTGATGTTTACGCATCGCAAGACATTTATGGAGATTTTTATGGTGGCGAGTCTGGTGGATTGTGGGACAGATTCTCGAACAGCTATTTCACAAGGTTCGGTTATTCCCCAGAACAGTTTAACGAGATGATTCGTAAAGTCGAAAACCCAGACGGAACAACTTCTTTCTTTGGTGCGGAGGGTGCACTTATTGATCCAGAGTCTATCGGTTCCAACTATAGGCTTGCTGGAGAACCAACCTCCCTTAAAATAGGCGAGGAACAAGTAAAAGTTGGAACACAAACTATAGACGCAGCAGGAAATCTTATAGACACAAATTATATTGATGGATATAATGCTTCGAATTACAACGTATCATAAAGGAGGCTGAAATGGCAGACCAAACAGAACAAATGAATATGCTTTTAAGAAATCAAACAGGTGCTGCTATGGCTCCAAATGAGAGGGACATGGGTGCAATGAGTCTTTATGACCCTAATGACCCAGCACAAAACAACCCAATGACACGTGAGCAGCAAATGGAAATGCGTAAATCTACGCAGGACATTATGATGTCAGACCCCAACTCGGTCGTTCGTGAAAGTGAACTTCAAATGATAACTAATGCCCAGATGGGTCTTATGGAAATGGATCCAGCAGGAACTAAAGATGTTGTCGATGGTTTAGAAATGACCAAGCAAAAGGTTATGTCTGGCGGTGCGTTAAGCGAAGGCGAGTCTTCTGGCATTATGGCTATTCTACAAAAGCTCGGTGGTGCACTTAGCGGAATGATGGGTGGCGGTGAAACAAAGACCTACATGGTCGATGGCAGAGCAGTTGAGATGACTGAGCGAGAAATGATGGGAGCAAAGAATGCTGGCATTCTAGTTCAAGACATGGAGTCCGGAATTAGAGATATGGAAATGAACCAATAGGAGGTTAATATGGCTGAAGTAAATGTAGAAAATATGGAAGAGAATGCTGAACTCTTCATGGAGAAAATGGGCTTTGCTCATAACGCTGAAGGTCTCGAAATGTCTGACGATCAGCTCGTCAACTTTTTATTGCTGTGCCACCATATGCAATATGGCGTTGGCGATGAGTACGAAGAAGAGGAAATGATGGAAGAAGATCACGACTCCGACGTTAAAGTCAAAATTATGAAAGTTGGTTCTGGCGACGATGTACATTCCATGATGAATCAGATCTTAGGAGGTTAAATGCCTTATAGCAAATATTCACCCAAGCAGAAAAAGCTGGCTGCAGTCGCAGGTAATAAGAAAAAGATCACTGCTGCTGACCTAAAGAAAGTCAGCAAACCCAAGAAGAGGAGAGCATAATGGCCAAACCTCCTGGATTGTACGCAAACATAAATGCCAAGCGTAAAAGGATTGCCGCTGGCTCTGGCGAAAAGATGCGTAAAAAAGGTACTAAAGGTGCACCAGCTAAAGGTGCTTTTAAAGCTGCAGCAAAAACAGCCAAGAAACCAACTAAGAAAAGGAAAGCATAATGGGCAAAGGTTTAAAACATTATTTTAAAAACGGCAGAGAGCACAAAGGTGCTACCCATAAAGATGCCAAGGGCAATGTAATGTCTGGCAAGACGCACACTAAATCGAGCAAGTTTTTAGTTCATAAAAAAGATCTGTCAGATAGGGCTAAGAAAGTAGCAAACGCCTAATGGCAACCTATAAAGGCAAAAGCGTAAAACTTAACAAGCCTCGCAGAATTGCTAAAGGCGAGACCAGTCATGGGAAAAAGAAGTCTGTCGTTTATGTTATGGATGGGGATAAAGTTAAGCGTGTAACCTTTGGCGACCCAAACATGCGTATTAAGAAAAACCAAAAAGGACGCAGAAGTAATTTTAGAGCAAGGCATAACTGCGACAATCCTGGACCAAAAACGAAGGCACGATACTGGTCGTGTAAGGCTTGGTAGATGGAAGAAATAAGTATAGAGCAAACAATAGGCGAGGTCGGAACTAAGTCGATAAATATTAATAGTGGTGGCATGAGCGATGTAGAAGCTGGCATAGAATTTATTTACCACATGCGTGAGCACTTATTAGATATTGGCGTTGCCACAGTTTTCGGACTTGTTGTTTATGCTGTTGTTTTATATATTAATAAAAAGATAAAAGGCTAAAGCATGGCAAGAGCAGCAATCAAAAGAGTAGCACAAGCAGAGATAAGAGCTGCCAAAAGTTTTCTTAAGCGTAGGAATATTGACTCCGACGAGATCTCGCCTAAGAAATTTGCACAAGCTGCAAAGGATCTAGACAAGAGTTTCATGGAGACTCTAAGAATATTAGCACGTGAGCTTTCCGGAGGACAGGTGTAGTGGCTGAAGAAACCATTCAAGGTGGTACTGAAGCTGATTACGCAAACTATGCGAAAAGTCTCGCAGTCAATATACCTGAAATAAATTGGAAAGACGTTGGCAATGTTGCATTAGACTTCACACCTATAATTGGCGACATTAAAGGTGGCTATGAAACTGTGCAGATGATTGGTGACGAGCTTTCAAAAGACAATCCAAATTATAAATTGATCGGTATTCTTGGTGGCATGGGAGCTGCAGCAACTATTATCGGTCTTGTTCCTGGAGCTGGTGATTTGGCTAAAAAAGCCATCATGTCCGGAGCAAAAAGTGTTGCAAGTGGTGCAAATAAAGTT